ATTTAGACAATACTCAGCGACAGGTAGAGCAGGAACTTCATCAAATCTAGTAACCTATGACGCTGGTCCAATAAATAAAGGGACTAAGCATGGTATAATCGTTACCGCAGTTCCATACACTCAAAGTTATTCTATAAGTAGATTTAAGGTGAATGTTTAATGTCAGAAAAAATTAATTATATTAAAGAATTACGGTCTAACAGACTTGATATTTGCAAAAATTGTGAGTTTTTTAATAAAATTACAACTCAATGCAATAAATGTGGGTGTATAATGTCTATGAAAACATTGCTTGCAGATGCAAAATGTCCTATAGGAAGGTGGTAACATGAGAATAATATGTACAGTTGATAATTCATTTTTATTAGAAACAGAAGATGGATTAGTCTATCCATTTAATATGAATAATATTGATGTTCTGGTGGCAGAACTATCTTTAGATATTGATGTTTGCAATGAAATAAAAAATAAAGTGCTTGATATAATGAAAGAAAAAATTGATAAGAAGCAACTGACTCAAACACTTTCTATTGAAAAAATTGCACAGTATATTCAAAGCCTTATTTTATTAAATGAATATATGCCAGTCCTTGAAATTCTAGATAGATCAACTAGAACACATAAAATGATTACTACAGACAAGCCATATGAAACATGGCAATGGGACTCTCAAAAAGAAGAATATGTAGCACCTATGCCATACCCAACAAAATTAGTAGAGTCTGAGCCAGATAAATATATTTGGAATGATGACTCTCTTTCATGGGAACCTGCTGAACCAGCCCCACATAGAGGTTGGCTGTGGGATTATGCTAAAGAAAAGTATACTTCTCCCGTACCATATCCATTAGATGCAGAACCAGATGAATTTAAGTGGGATGAAGAAAAAATGTTATGGGTGGTTAATGACTAAATGGGTAAACTTATACATCTTCCTGTTTTTAATTAATATAATTACTTTAATATTTTTTAACCTATCTATAATATTTACATCTTTACTTGTAATTTCAGCAGGCATTGTGATATATTTTTCATATAAAAATAAAACTACATCTATCGTTCATGTAGTAATGCTACTACTATCAATATTATTGTTAGTATTATCTATAATAAGGGTTTAATATGACTAAAAAAATACTGGCTCCAGGAGTTGTTCAATATCCATTTCCAAAAAAATTAGCCAGAAGTTTAATCGATATGCTTGAAAGTGATGATAGTGTACCCTGGGACAGAAGCCTTGTTGGTACTAATGGGCACTCTAGCGATGTAAGAACAAGTGAGCAGATAGCACTTGAAGCAGAAATGCCAATTGCAGCGTCAAAAATAAAAGAAGTCTTTATTGAGTGTGTTAAAGAATATATGGAAGATTATGAAATTAATATTACTCAGGACGAGTCGCTAGTTCTACTTAGATATAGCGAGTATAATAAGTACGACTATCATGTAGATGCAAATTGGAATTTATACAGAGTTTTATCAGGTCTTATTTATTTAAACCCAACAGAATATGAAGGCGGCGAGACCCACTTTGATCAGTTTGATTTATCAATTAATCCTGAAGAACCATCAATAGTTTTATTTCCATCAAATTATATCTATAAACATGCTGCTATGCCAGTTACTTCTGGGGTAAAATATATTATTGTTACATGGATGAATGACTTACCACCAGGAATTCATCCAACCATTATAAATTCTATTGCACATGCGACAGGAAGACATTAGTATATAATAATTTTATGATTAAGTATCTAGGCTCACTTGGCACATTTATTCGTCTTAATGATAGCGATAATAAAAACTATAATTTAGTTAGAATTTTTTCTTCTTCTGCTGCCTCAAACTTATTATTTTCTGCAAGTGTCAATAATTTAAACGGATCGGTAAGAATCAGCACTGCCTCTACATCTGTATATGTTAATGGAGTATCTGGATCTGTTATCCCAAACCAGAAGTGGTCACACCTTTTATTCTCTTTTGATAATAAACTTTATACAAAAGATAGCAATGACTTTTTAATTAGATTTGGTGATACAGCAAGTTCTAATTTTAATATACAAAACTTATATATGCTTGAAGCATCAACATCCCCAGATGACGCTGAGTATCTACACTATTCTTTTACAGGGGCGGGTGGCAATGTAATTAGAGTAACCGATACTGCATCTTGCTCAATTAATATAATTGACTATCCTGAAAACAATTTCATATCAGCATCTTCTAATGTCATCTATCAGCCCCTGAAAGATCAAAAAAGATATCTTACCGATATCACAGCGCTTTCTGAATTAAGCCTAATCAATTATGTTTCTGCATCAGTCCTATCTGCCGACCTTTTATATGTCGATGGTTTTCAATTATCAGAAGGGGATAAAGTTCTTTCAGTATTAGATGATCAGATCTATCAGTTAACAGGATCATCTCAACTTATTACAATTAGTAGTTCTGTTGGAGACTTTATTAAAGTTATTTCTGGCAATCAATTTAAAAATTCATTCCTAATAAAAACTAGTGAAGGGTTTATTTTTACTAATGCTAGGCAAAAAATTGACTATATGATGAACGTTTTTAACTAAAATAACGCTCAGTATGGTACTATCTGTTACATGGGACTACAAGTAGTAAGAGATAAGAGCAATTACGGTATATATGTATGGCTTCTGCCAGAAGGCGGAGTTTTTAAGGATGATGATAATAACGTTCTTAATATTCCTTCTGAAAAAGGAGATATCACAAAGATGGCGGAGATTCGTAAAGTCGCCGCTCATTATGGACAGCCAGAAGGACAAGCAGTATTCATTCCTGGAATTGGTCGGGTAACAGAAGAAGAATACCAAGAAGACAAGTATAGAATGGAAAATGGCCTTCTATCTTATGGAGATACGGGAGCGTGGAGAGATGCAGCAAGAGCAAAAAGATCTCTGGATTGATAGTGTTGGCTTAGATAAAGCCATAGGTTCAAGTTCATTTAATGCAAATGAAAAAGATGACTTCAATCAGGATGCCGAAAGTATCCTTAACTTAAATGGATTATCACAAAACTTTAAACGTTCTGCTCGTAGAAAAATGAGCAAAGGTTTAGTTACTGCTGGCGGAGTTATTGTAGAAGCAGAAGACAACATGTATGCTGGTGACGGGGCATCCTCTAAACAAATTATTCCAGACAAGTACGGATATGGACTGTTTGATGTTGTGGAGCCTTTATACAATCAACATGCATTAGCAAAAATTTATGAACTTTCTGCTCCAAACTATGCAGCAATTAATGCTAAGGTAGCAAATATTGTTGGCCTTGGATATGATTTAGTTCCAACTTTAAACGTTATGGAAAAGATAGAATCTATCTCTGATACAGAAGAATTAGGAAGAGTAAGAAGAAATCTTGCTCGTCAAAAGAGTAGAATTATTGACTGGCTAGAAACAAGAAATGACGATGATACTCTTACGATGACCCTAATGAAAGCGTATATTGACGCTGAAACTACAGGAAATGGATACATTGAAGTTGGTAGAAAAACAACTGGGGAGATTGGTTATATTGGACATATACCCGCTCCAACAATGCGAGTCCGCCGCCTACGCGATGGCTTTGTACAGATTGTGAGTGGAAAAGCCGTATATTTTCGTAATTTCCAGGGTGAGGAAAAAAATCCTATTACCACTGATCCACGACCAAATGAAATTATTCATATTAAAAATTACACTCCAACAAACACATACTATGGAGTTCCAGCCATTGTAGCCGCCAAAAATGCTATGGCTGGCAATGAATTTGCCTCAAGATTCAACCTTGAGTATTTTGAAAATAAAGCAGTTCCTCGTTATATTTTCTGGCTTAAAGGTGCAAAAATGTCTCGTCAGGCAGAAGAAAGACTATTTGAATTTTTCCAGGGTAGTCTAAGGGGTCAAAGCCATAGAACTGCTGTTATACCTATCCCAGGAGACACCCCTGATAATAAAGTAGAAATGAAGATGGAGCCCATTGAAACTAATATTCAGGATTCATCATTTAATAACTATAAGAAGATGAATAAGGATGAAATTCTTATGGCTCATCGCGTGCCTGCATCTAAGGTGGGGGCAGCAGAAGGTATTGGTCTTGCAGCAGCAAGAGAGGCAGATAGAACATTTAAAGAGCAAGTTTGCCGCCCAGCACAGGATTCTCTAGAAAAGAAAATTAACAAAATTATTGCAGAAAAAACAGACGCATTCAGATTTGAGTTTAATGAACTTACCCTAACAGATGAAGAAACTCGCTCAAAAATTGATGAACGATATTTGAGGATGCAAGTAATTGTTCCGAATGAAGTAAGAGAACGTCTTGGAATGTCAACACTTCCTAGTGGCGATACTCCAATTGTTCTAGGCCCACAGCAACGTGCGGAGCAAACTGCACAGGCAACGGGTAATAGATTAAGAGATCAAGAGCGGTCGGCTAACCAGTCTGACGCCGCTGAACTTCCAAGAGCAACACAGGGCGATGGGAGACAGCAGAATTAATAAGATAGAATATAATATAATTTAATTGTTATGATTATTAATAAAGCGCATTTCGATGTAGACGGAGACAGTCTTCGTCTTACAATGCCTATTGCTAAAGTCGATGAAGAACGTCGAATTGTTAGCGGATTTGCTACATTAGATAATGTAGATCGTCAGGGGGATGTTTTATTAACAGAGGCTTCTCGTAAAGCATTTGAAAATTTCCGAGGTAATGTACGTTTAATGCACCAACCAATTCCTGCTGGAAAGATTGTTTCATTTAGAGAGAATACCTTCTATGATAAGCAATCTGGAAAAATGTACAGCGGCATCTTTGTTGATGCATATATTTCTAAAGGTGCTGAAAACATCTGGCAAATGGTTCTAGACGGTACGCTTACAGGTTTTTCAATTGGTGGCAGGATTGTAGACTACGAAACAAAAATGGATGACGGTGAAGAACATCCAGGGGTAAGAGTCGTAAAAGAATATGAACTAATGGAACTATCTCTAGTCGATTCCCCCGCAAATCAATTTGCTAATATTCTTTCTATCCAAAAACTTGGTGATGAAGTTATCACTTCAGGCATCGCTACTGAATTTTCTACTGAAAATGTATTCTGGTGCAGCGCAGATAAAATTGCGCTAACTGAAAAATCAGACTCATTCAAATGCCCAGCATGTAATTCAGAAATGATTGAAATTGGCTGGGTAGAATCATCAGACGTTAATAAAAATCAAGAGATAGGCAAACTTGTTGACGCTCTCATTAAAGCAGAATCTTTAAGTGTAGGGGACTTTGTTTCATGGAATTCAAGTGGTGGAACGGCTAGAGGTAAAGTAGAGAGAATTGCCCGTTCTGGCTCCATCAATGTCCCCGATTCAGATTTTACTATTAATGCAGAGGAAGGAGATGCAGCCGTACTTATTAGGGTTTATCGTAAAGGTGCAGAAGGCTGGGCAGCATCAGATACTCGCGTCGGACATAAAATGAGTACGCTTAGAAGAATCTCCTCCCTTGATAAAATGCATCATGAAGATATGGAAGATGATGTAGAGGATGATATGGATGATGAGGATGTAAGAAAAGAAACTGTTACTAATGAAGTAACTCCTAATCGTAATGCTCAACAGGGCCTTCCTAGTGGCATTGCCCGTCCATCTAAAAAGAAAAAGATTAAGTATAAGAAAGAAGCAGGAGATATTGTTTCTGGAGACTATGTTGCCTTTACAGAAAATGCTAAATTAGTAAGGGG